CTAGCTTGTTTGTTTAGCAGGTGTTTGAGGATCCTGCTGCTCGCATGGGAGGGTGCGCAACCCTACTTGTGCTGCCCTTCGCCACGCGTTTATCCAGGAACAACGTAGCGATTTGCGTAGCGGTCTAAGTCTGCATGAGGAGGCAGAATGTCGGATATAGCGTCCAATCGGCCAGTTGATATCAAGGACTCCACTTTCAACTGGGTAGGCACGTCTATCCCATAGACCTTCGAAAACAGCGTCCGAGTCTCACCCGTTGGAGCAAAGGGTTGGATCTCGACATCGGGGACCGCTGCATGATACCCGTCCTCTACGAAGACGGGAGAGAACCCGGCGGTTACGGAGAGAGCTTTTCTGGCTAGAACGCCAACGATAGGACAGTCTGGCGTCTCGTATGCCAAGGACAGGGCTTTTGACCTCAACAGCCCCATCATCAACTTGGGTCCTGCGTTTATGAAACTAGTGGTCCAACCAAAATTCTCAAAAACACGCCTCGGGTCGCGGACTATCTGCCCGCTCTCCCCGAAGATTAACCCACAAAATGCCATGTCAGGCTTCCCTTCACAGGGATCGTCCAACTCGACAATTTTTATGGTGAACCCAAGCTGCGCATACAAGGCGGGCGTCAACGACGCATCCGTCGCAAACAACCCGTCATCACCTTCCACGAAGCCGGTCAGGGTTTTCCCCTGTTCGTGGGCGATGAATTTTGCTAACATGAGATTTGTGAATCCGTTTCCAAGGCTGGTCCACAGATCACCAGACATCCGGCGACCAGTGATACTCACCTTCACTCCTACTCGGGAAGAACATTTGTTTATGCCGGCATTGGTTTCGGTGAGAGTTTTCACCCCGCCCCAACGCTGCAAACAATGTCTGAAGAGCACGTTTTCACAAACATCAAGAAAGCGCCAATTGAAATGGCTCTCATAAGCGGTAAAGTCCGTTAAGAAATACCGCCTGCCAGCTTGTTTCAATGCCGAAACACGCGCTGGTCTTTCAGGCACAGGGACGTGCTTGATAAACTCGGGAATCTGGTATACGATAGACTCAAGGGCCGATATCCACGGCCCCGCCCAAGCTTTGAAATGGTCTGAGCGACTGTTGATCATCCGCATGTGCTTGTCACACGGATAAGATTCGCTCTTACCAAATGAGGAGACCTTCCTACACATTTCGATGGTCGGCTCCCCCCCGCGCAGATCTCTATAAGCTTGCCGGATCTGCTCCTTCCTCTGCTCGTTGTAAGACTTCCTTGAAGAGACCCAGGCCTCAAAGTCAACTGTCGCTGGATCGACAATTGGCATAGACCTGACGTAGTCCTCCACGAACTGCGCAAACCGACCCAGGACAGCTGGGTTAGCTAGCGGTATATCAGTTCGAAGCAATCGGGCAGCAAAGGCATCCTCCATAGTCTCGGGGTCATTAGTGTCCATACACAACGGCGCGTATCCCACAAAATAACCCCAAGGCAAACGTCTCCACATTTTCCTCCTCGCTTTCCTCTGTTGAGTTACTGAGTAATGCTCCGCTATTGGACACGGAACATTGTCAGCCCACTCTTCTAGAGTCTTCACTGGGAGAGAAGACTCTCGGATGCGCATTCCCTCAGCGAAATGACGACTGCGGGACACGTATTCGAGGAAGTAGGAGGGACATTGAAACAGGAGACGCCATCCAAGGATTGCGCGGGCACAGGAGTCCAAGCAAGACTGAAAGTACCCACGCTCATGGTAAAACCCCGGGTGCGCGCAAGCTTAATAATCAAGTATTCAGCCACCTCAATAGAACCCGCAAGGACAAGCGTGTTGATCTCGTCCGGAACAGGCAAAGTGGCCAATCTGCGGGCCTTCATGCCGACGGTCGTGTGCACCGTCTCATAATCTGTGTGCCCGCAGTACTCGTGTACCAAGCATGCAACCAAGTGCGGCGAATAGAGCATGTTCAACGGAACGGCGTCGAACCAAGAGCGGCAAGCCAAGTGAACCATGAAAGCCGCTGGAATTAGATGAAGAACCGCGTTGTAGGCATTGATCCAGGGATTTACCAACCCAGCTAGCAGCCAGCAAAACGAAATGCTTAGGCAAACTATCTGCCAGGTTGGCAGGAACTTCCTGATCGAAAGCGTGCAGATCTCCAAAGGCGAGGCCGTACGCAAAACCCCACGATTGGTCACGAGGCGATTGTCCGATACTGGGCATGGCAACAAGGTGGCTTTATGATCCACCACCTTCGCCAACGGATAACCCATATGGCCCAAAAAACCCTTACGGCCCCACCAATTAGCGTAGGACCGATCTAGGTCAGTGCCATCCAGACGATCGCCCCTCAACGGAATGGGCGGCGGCTCCTCCTTCTTCTTCCTTTTCTTCTCCTCTCGCATGTCTTCGTTATCGGGCCGAGGCGTTTTAATCTGGGGAACATCCCAGCTCGCTCCGATCGGACCCGGTTCGGCCTTAGGTAAACCCCCCTGTAAAGAGGGGAGAGGACGCTTGACGACGACAATCTTCGGAGAAGCCTGTTTCTCCGGCACGGCCCAAGCGATGGGCTTGACCTGCTTCACGGGGGACGGGGAACAGGGCAATTTGGCGGCTGGGGTGCTAGACGTGCAGGCTGGAGGATCCTCGGGACGAACGTCTGCTACTACCCCACTCACAACGGTGCAAGCCACCGTTTCGCCGGGCCTTACCTCTAAGGCCCCCTCCGCCTCAGGTCTGGCGGGTCTTGACTCATCACAACAGGACGCCGATGCGCAGGATGCGGCCATGACGGCCTCCTCCCCCGCGCTCGCCGGGCTTCGGGACGCGACCAGAGCAGCACAATGCTCAGTCAAGGCTGATGAATCTGCGAGCTTCAAACACTCACAGGTTTCAACCAGCAGGTCGTCTGGTGTACGGGGCTTTTCTACACAGCAGGACTCCGGGGGTCCTTTGGCTTTGGTGACAACAATCTGGGGCTTGTAAGGACGAGTTTTGGAGTGAGAGGCCTCGCGTTTGGCCTCTTTCGCCTTCAAGAGCTCCTGATGTTTCATCCGCTTGTTAAGCTTGCTGTGGGGCCCTGGATGAACTTCGACACACCCGCGCGCGAGCAAAATTCTAATCAACCTACCCAGCATTGGTGCGCTGAGCACGTGACTATCTAAATTACTCTTTCGAACGCAGGCAAGGCAACACACATCATCCACTCTCCCTGTACGCTTGTACCTCGCCAGGACGGCCTTCATGTCTTGAGACGTTGAAGACGTATGGGGAACAGGTCCCTCCAACTTCTTCCATGCTCTACGGCGAGCTGATGGGAAGTTGGTCCCCGCGCGTAGACGAACCCTACGCGCAAAATCCTGACGTTCATCCTGGGTCAGCTTCTTCTTAGTCCTGAGCCCGCGCTCCTTGAACTGTTTGGTGGAAGACAACTTTCCCTTCGCGGCATCATGCTCGTGATGAGCCTGAGCCACCGCACGATCCCTCTCCGCAACTGCCCTCTGCATTTGGAAATCCTCCTCTTCAGCCTGAAGCTCAAGTGGGATTTCCTTAGGGGCCGAACGCACTCCACGGGAATGCCGTCTCAATGGGTTAGACGGCAACGAGAAACCATACTGTTCGGATTTGGCACCTCTAAACCTAGGCAGCACTGAGGTTCGCACTGCCCCGAGACAGAAGAGATCGCAATCTGCGTTCCCTCTTCCCTCCCGCATGTCCGTGGCCCTAATATTTCTATTTCGAGCCGAGCCCATTCCTATTTATCCGGAAAACCGTTTATTCAAAGAACCTTGCCGAGGATCCGTACTTTCAGTCCAGTGGGACTACTCTACAGTACAGGTACACCGACTAAGTTGGGCTTGCGCATCACAGAGAAATGCGCCGAGTGTCAAAATGCGTAGGAAAAGACACAGG